GAGTTTATATTTTTCATTCTCTAAAATATCAGCATCACTAAATTTCATAATATTTCTCACAATCCACTCAATACTTAAATATGCAGAACCTTCAGCATCTTGTAGATTTGAGGATAGTGTTGATGCAATTTCTGAACGTTTTGCTAAATTATTTAAATATTTCCATTCTTCAAATAAGTCATTAGAATTAAAATCTAATCTCACAAATGTATCAAATATTTCATCATCAACTAATTCAGGAAAATCTAAAACCATTTGTATTTTTAATGGTTTTAATAGTATTTCTTTAAACATTGTTCTAATTCTTGTTATGTAATTTTTAAATCTAATTTCATCTCTGGTTATTGATGATGTATCATCATAATAACCACCACCACCATTTTCATCTTCAAATCTACTAAATGGCAATTTTGATGCTTTTTTAAAATTTCTTGCAAACCATTGTAAAACTTCATCTTCATTTAATGATGCTTGAGTTGGTTGCATAATTTCCATTTGAGGTTCACCTTGATCAGATGTTGGGAACCAATAATCTTTTGAATGTGGAATTTTAGTAGAACCATTAACATAAACTTCACCAGTTCTATTGTCCCATTCTATATCTTCTTTATATTCAGACATTAACTGCAAAATTTGCTGTTCGGCTTGTTGTCTTGTTAATCCACCGACAGGAATAACAAATTTTTTATAAATTGCGGCTTGATTAATATTATACATTAATCTTGTTTGTTCTAACAATTTGAGTTCATTATAAGGTTTGATTAATCCCTCAACATAAGAAGTTTCATCATATTCCATATTATTTGAATATGCTAGATAAACAATATTAGTATCTAACAATACTCTTCTTAATTGTGGAACATCTGGATTTTGAATCCACACTAAAGTTGAGCTACCAGGTTCAGTTGCGATAATTAACGTCAATGGATCTAATAAATTTAAATCTATAATATTTTTCTGTTTATCATCATAAACTAATTCAAATGCCATAAACCCATCAATGAGAAAATGTTTCAAAAAATTCCAAGCCTTTACACCATCATTAAATCCAAATTTATTATAAAGACTTCTAAAATTTTCTTGAAATCTGTCTCTAATTCCTTGATCATATGACTCAGGTAAATCTATCATTTTACAAAAATAATTATCATCATTATAAATGATAGTTTCGTCTGATATTCTAGTGATAAAATCTTTAACTTCTTCTTTAATTGCATATTGTCTCAATATTTTTCGTTTATCTAAATATTTTCTATCTAAATATGCTATTGATTTCTCTTCTAAAAATTTAGATATAATTTTCTTAGTAAATAAATCATACATATTAGTACCACCATCATTCATCAAATTATCGGTATCTTCAAATGCGCCAATTGCTTGGCTATTTCTAACTACCATATCATCGGTGTCTTGACCCCATTGCGATAATCTTCTTAATAATTTATTACTAAATGATCTATTTGGATTTTGTCCAAATTGATACATTGATTCTGGTTGATTGTATCTGTTATATGTTGATTCATTAATTCGATTAGCCATTAAAATCTATTATTTTTTACTATATATTAAATATTATACTTCCACTAACTACTCATCAAATAATTTCAAGTTAGATTGGAAGTTTCTTAATGATCTATAATATAAATCGACATCTTCATCGTAGAGTTCTAATATCTCATCATATTTATCGATTTTCTTCTTCATCTCAAGTTTCTTTTTATCTTCAACAACTTGTTCTAGTACATTTAATAGCATTCTTTTATTAATATATCTTGTGTCAAGAAAAATGAATCTATCAAGAATTGTGGTTGAAACTGCATATATTTTTTCTATTTTTAAAACGTCAAATGCAGTGAATGAATATTCTTTTCTACCATTACTTTGTAGCCATCTATAAACATTTTCAACATCTAAATCAAGACTTTTTTCTATTAATACATTCTCAATATTTCTATTTTTTTCAACTTTAAGTAGGTTTACCTTAAATAATCTTTCTATAAATTTGATTTTATATTTATAAGGTAAATAATCTAAATTTATGCAGTATAATTTATTTTTATTATTTTCTACCTTATATTTTAATGTGAGTATAGGACACCAGATTTTATTACCATTATAATTATATCTAATAATATAAAAACGACCTATTACTAATTTTTTAATGGTTATTTTTCTAATTTGCCAAGTTGGTTTTTTAAATGCGGTTGAAAATATTTCAATGGTAGATTCATCTCTTAATAATTTAATATTTTTAGAATATTGTCCTATCAATGCTTGTACGTTTTTAGTAAATACTTTCATAACTTATATATATATCTATATTATCGGTTAGGTATTAATCCTCGTTTTTTTAAATCATCTTCAGTTATAATGATAAATTTGAGATTTCTTTTTTTACACCATTCTTTAGCATATGCCCATTTATGTATATCTTTTTTGTATGTTTTTAAAGAATATTCATAATTCTCTAACATTTTTAATGTTTTTTTCTTTGGTGGGTTAGGTGGATATGTTGATCTTTTAGGTTTAATTTCTACAATAACTCTATCGTAAAATTCTTTATCGCCATCCCTTACCATTTCCATATAGAAATCTGGGTAATATCTATGTATTTCTGTTTGTCCTATACCATTAGAAATATGATATGGTATTTCAATTTGTTCGCTGCTCCATTTTCTAATTTTATCATTCATGTCACAAAATCTACAAAATGCTAATTCCCAAGAACTTCTATAAAAAATTTTCGATGGATCACCTAAATATTTTTCAGTATTTTGAAGTACATATGTACCCTGCAAATATCTTTTATTTCCGACTTTTGCTTTGTTTTTGCTCACCTTTTAGAATTTTTTATGTTTATTCTCGTCATGTTCATTTAATAATTTTCTGAGCATTACTCATTTTTATCTATATTTGCTAGGATTCGGTGGCTCTTGTTTAAGTTTATAATTATTAGTGATTGGAATATAACTACCACTATTTGACATTGCAACATCATATAAACTATTAAATTTAGTATAATTACCTTTTGATATATCATCATATTGAATGTCTCTAACTAATAATATAAATTGTTCATCATTTAAATGATCAAATCTTTGAGGATTTGGTGATGTGTTAAGTGGTCCTTCGTGTCTTACCCAATCTTGTATTGCCATAATGTTATATATTAAAAAATGTTGCGCATAAAAAAATAAAAAGAAATACTCCAGAAAAAATAGAAAGAAGAAAGAAATGGAGAAAAGAATATTATCAAAAAAACAAAGAAAAAATCAAAGCAACAATATAATGATTGGTGTGATGAAAATCAAGATAAAATTAAGAAATATAGAAGAAAATACTACAAACAGAATAAAAAAAGAATAAACCATATAATAAGTTGGCGAAGTGTATTAAGAAATACTCTAATTAGAATGGGAACAGATAAAGAAGGACACACAATAGATATGCTTGGTTATAGTGCATTAGAACTTAAAATACATATAATAACATTATTTACAATTGGTATGTCTTGGAGCAATTATGGAGAATGGCATATCGATCATATAAAACCTGTGTCGTCTTTTAATAAAAATGAAAAAGTATCAGTTGTTTGTGCATTAAAAAACCTTCAGCCACTTTGGTCAACTACTAGAAAAATAGATGGTATAGTGTATGAAGGTAATCTAAACAAATACAAAAATTGAAAAGGTTTTGCTTTATATATTGTGCAGACCTTTACCATCATTTGAACTACTCAGGCTTATCATTTTTGGTGGTGTTTGGTTATTTTTCTTTTGATATAGTTCATTTAACCCTGCTGCGATTCCTCTTTTACATATTTCTGAGAAATATGGAAACGCTTGAATATATCGTTTTTCGTTAAAATTTTGCCAATTTTTAAACATCATCATGATACCAGATTGTTTACAATCGTTCTTATCGTCATTTGTTTTATATTTATTTTCAAATTTTTGGATCATTTTTTCTCCAATAAGAATTATCATTTTTTGGGATTTTGTAGTTAATTTGCCTTTGCCCTTAGATACTGAAATCTCAAAATAAAAATCAGCATCATCAAGATATTTTGCCATAAAATAAATTATTTTTTTTTTGGTGCCTGTTTATTCCTTATTATTATTCCTTAAAAATGATATTAAAATTAAATTAAATTGATATTAAAATTAAATTAAATTGATATTAAAATTAAATTAAATTGATATCAAGTTGATATTTAAATGATATCATACTTATAGTAGAGGTATTTAAATATAAAGTTTGCTTATTTTTATTTAGTCCAAATAAAAATAAGCAAAAAAATAGAGGAACATAACTCTTCCTCTATTTTAAATATGAAACATTACTATCTTATACTTTGTTTAGCGTTAACTTTTTGCTCTTTGATATCATTAAGATTTTTATAAAGTTCATGCTTATGAATTAATAAATTATTAAATGTCATTTTTAATTTTTTATCTTCATTCATCAACTCTTTATTATCATTTAACATATCAATTGACGAATTACAATCTTTAATTTTTTCTTCAATCTTCTTTTCTTTATCATCAAGATTTCTAAGTTGCTTTAACTCTGTTGAAAGTTTATTTTCAACAAATGGTGTAATATCATAATCTAAATCTTTTTGAATATCAATAATTAAATCATTTGGTGATGCATACTCATAAAATGCGCTACCTCTTCTTTGATCTTTTGTATAAACATATAATTTATCTTTATAGTTAAATACCGTTGCTTCAAGATAAGGGTGTAATTTATTAGTAACTCTTAATGCTACATCTAAATCAACAAATTTGTCGATATTTTGTGCTGTTGTAGATGCCAATACATAATACTCACGTTTTAACCAAGGAATAATTTTTGAATCAAATAAATTTTCAAGAGTGGTTTCTTTGTCAAGTTTTTCCTCATTTAAGAACACATCTTTGTCATTTTTAGTTGAAATACTTAAAATCAAATTTTCATCAATTCTAAAACTAATTTTATCACTTTCGATTTCTGATAATGATAATGCTTTTTCTAAAATTCTAAATTCTTGAATTTTTTCTTTATCGTTAATATGATCTTCTAATAAAGTCTGTTTAATTTCATTTTCGCCAATTAGAAACCATCTATCATTAAGAAATGCGATATGTCCAGCATCTACTTTTTCTACTAATGTGTAAACTTGTGTACCTTTACCAGAATTGTTGTAATTTTGAATTTCAATTGGATTATTTGAATAACCTTGTAAAAATTGTTTTACTTCAGGAATCCAATCGTGAATTGTTAATTCATTCATAATTGCTTCCATTTTACAATCATCATCTTGTAGGT